CAATGTTTTGTGTTAATGAAGCGTTGTTATAGTTGTATTTTACATCGTTAAATATATCCTGTGGTATACCTGCTCCGAATGAACCTACACCCGAATCAGATACCATAGAATCAATAGCGTTACCAGGAGATTTTTTAGCAGTTGTAACTGGGTTTTTGCCTTGATAAAGTTGTTTAATTGCAAAGACTGTAGCACCCGTTAATGGAACCGTAGACAAGTATTTAATTAACGGAGCAGCATTGCCGTTACGTGCATCTTTTACTAATTGAATAATAAAGTTTGACTGTTTGAGTGTGTAAGCACCACGATATTGACCTATTAATTTACCCCAATTTGTATTTAACCAAAGTGGAGATTGTATTTTACTTGTACTAAAAATAGTTGAATTTGAAAGTCCGTGAGCGGCTTGAATTTGTTGATCATCAGATAATCTATATCCTCCTTTACCATTGGATTCTAAATCACCTGAAACACCTAAATCACGAAGCCTTTGTATACTAGCTTCACTGCCATCAGCTGCAAGTGCAATAGCGTCTGCTCTACCCGCAATAAAAGCGGTAATTCGGTGAAACTGTCGTACTTGTTTAAGGAACATTGCTGTTCCACGAATACTATTAACATTATGTCCATCTTCACCATCAACTCCAGCATGATGTGCCCAATCTCGTTCTTCTTTATTGAATACTTGATTAACTACAGCTTTAAAATATTTACCAAAACCTGCACGAGAACCAATGTTAGCAAAACCTTGAGGAAGGTGAGCAATAAAAGCTTTTTGTAGTTGTAAGAAACCTGTAATTTTCATAAAACCAGTAGAAAGTTTGTTTAGTGCTCTACTACCTGATTCTTGATTTTTATTTAAACCATCAACAATTTCGTTAAATGCTTGAACGTCATGGCCAGCCTTAGATAATCTGTTTTGAATTCTGTATACTTCTTCATTGTTTGCACCAAACTGACGTGCTTCAGCAATACGATCAGATGCACCTTTAAAATATTTTTCAAGTGTATCAATGTCTATTTTATAACCTGGCAAATTTACAGTTCTAGATTTTTCAAAATTGCCAAACCTATTTGGACTAAGCGTTGTATTGTTTCTCATTTCGTTTAATATGCGTACTGCATCTTCACGTGAGGTAGCTTGACCTGTTTTAACTAAATATTGCACACTACGTTCAAAATTAGATTTTTTGTTTAAAAATTCGCTATAGTCATGAGGCATATAGGTTGTACCGTAATTACCCATAGTAATGCCAGCATCTATTGCTTCATTATAAATACGACTCATAACATTTCTAAGTTCTTGTACAGCTTGAAATACAGATACGTCACTTGTAGTAGCTTTGCCTTCTTTTACTAACCAAGCAAGTTTTTGCTCGTCTTTAGATAATGAATAAAACGTAGGAATAGAATCTTTCATTTTGGTATAAAGTCTGGATGACATAATGTCTTTGTTTAAGAAACGTTGTATAAATTCACGACCAGCTCCTGTCATTTTAGACAATCGTGTTTGTGGAGAGAATAATTTGTTTGCGTCACTTTCGCGTTTAAACTCTTGCGTAACGTCTTCTTGTTTATCTACAGGTAAATTGTTTACATCAAAACGTTCGTTGTTATCTTCAACGTTTAAAGGATTTGGAGTTTCAACAAACGGAGCATCGGATTTACCCGTTTCAGGAACAACGTAATTTGTTTCATTAACTCCTTCAGTTTTTCCTAATCTTCGATCTAAAGCATCAAGCGTTGTGTTAATAGAGTTCATGTTGCGTACCATGTCTGTACTGTTTTCTTTCATACCAGATTTAATCATGCGAGCACGCTCTACTTTTAATTGTTGATAATGATTGTGTAAAACTTCTGTTCTGTTATCTCCAGCTACTTTACTGTCATAAGTTCCGTCTTTTTTAGCCCTATCAATGTTTGTCCAGTTTTTAAAGCTTTCTTTCCATCCATTTATTTTGTTTGTTATAAATGGTTTAACATTGTTTTGTATTTCAACATTAGGATTTTGACGTGTATTGTAAAGTTCATCATGTGCATCTTTAGGAGGTATGTTATTAACGTCAGCGTATCCTTTAGCTTCTTGAGTAGTTTCTGGGGTTGGTTTTGTGTCATTATTAATATTTATAATGTCAGCAGGTTTATTAGGTTGTGAAGCATTTTGTTTTACGTTTTCGTCATGATTGTTTAATGCTATTTCTTTATCTAATTCATCACTAATAGCATGTATTTGAACAAGATTATTTTGTACATCGGGGTGCAAATTATCATAATTCGAAGCCATAAATTCTTTATGAGCTTCTATTGCATCAGATAATTGTATAGTTAATTGCCTTATTTTAGAATTTGTAGTAGCTAATATTTGTAATGATTTGTCTTTTATGCTTTGTAATAGATTTGGGACGTAACGTTGAGCAGCTTTATAAAAGGTTTGTAAAAGGTCTTTAGTTATTATACTTCCACCTTCAAAACCAGCATTGATTGCTAAATTAGTGGCAACTTGTTCTGGCGTTATTTTAATATCTTTTGATGCTTGTTGCCCTGTATTTAATGCTGTATAGCCTGCATTAATAGTTATCCCTTTTGGTGATACAATAGCTTTTGCTGCGTTTACTAAACTTCTTTGTAATCCGTTTTCATCAGCAAAATTTCTAATATCATTAGCTGCTTGTCCAGCGTAATCTGAAATTACAGACGTTGCATCCGATACGCCTGGAACTTTAGAAATTACATTTCCAACTTTAGAAGTTACATTTCCAACTTTTCCAATTGCATTTGCAACTTTAGGTAATTCAGTAACACCTTTAACAATTTCTCCACCAGCAAGAAACGTTCCTACATCTGAAACGCCTTGTGCAATTTTATAAGGAATATCATTTCCATTCATTTGTTTATCTACTGTATCTACAGTTTTAGCAGCAGTATCAAGGTCTTTACTAAATTGACTTGTACCTGTTCCCGGGCTTACGAGATCAACTAAACCTGAAACACCTTGAGCAGTTCCAATGGCTGAACGAGCAGCACCCAATAACAATGAACTTGGTAAATTTGCAGTATTAACTACGGCTTTACCAACGTAATGAACTACATCATTCCATATGCTACCTTTTTTAGGTGCAAGTTGTGGTGTTTGTTGTTTTGGTTGAGCGGGTTGCGGTGGTGCTTTTGGTATAGATATTGATGAAGGTGCTTGAGCAGGAGCAATACTAAGATTTTGTTGAGGTAATGGAGCAACACTTATATCGCTAGGTGGTGTAGGTATTGGTTTTAGAGTAGCAGTTGGTGGTGGAGCTAAACTAATAGTTTGTTGTGCAGGTTGAGCAATACTAATAGGCGTTTGTGGCACATTAGGAATAACACTAATAGATTGTGGGGTTTCATCTTTAACCTTTAATGGACCCATTTAATTCTCCTAACGGTTTAGTATTTGTGATAGACCTTGAGTACTACCTTGTAAATTTGGTGAAGGTAATGGAAGAGTAGCCGCAGGTGTTGTAGGTGCTGTAGCCATTGGAGCGTTTGCAGTTACTTGATTACCTGAATTAATTGAATTTGTATAAGCTGTTGTAGCAGCGTTTACATTGTCGTTCAAACTTTGTAAATCAGCTAATGTAGTAGCATCTAATGCTTGTTTAGTGTAATAAATTTGATCTCGTGCTTGAGAACCTACTGCTGTTGAAAGTTGATTTTGAAGATTTATTATGTTATTTTGGTATGTTTGTGTAATATTATCTAATGTTTGTTTTTTCTGTGTTCCAATAACCTGTTGTACATCTACACCATTTTTAAGGTCGGCATCAATTTGAGCTTGTAAATTTTGATTGTTTACTGCTGTATTAAGATTAATTGAAGATTGTTCTTTAGCTTGTTCTTTGCCATAGGCATATTCACCCATTTGTACAGCACTTGAACTACCAGCTCCCGTGTTACCTAATGCATTTTGGAAACCTTGATTTTGACCTCTAATTGAATCAGCAAGTTGTGCAAGTGAAAGTTGTTGTGATGCAGTATTGCCAGCTTGTTGTTGTCCTAAAACATTTACTTGACCTTGTGTTGTATCTGCACTTTGTTGAGATAATGCACTATAATAAGCGTTTGTATCACCTACGTTTTGTGCATAATTTGCTGGACCTGAAACCATTAATTGATTAATGTAATTTTTAATTGGGTTAGTATAGGTAGTTTGAATAGCTTGCGATAATTGAGCTGTTGCTAAAGGGTCTAAACCTGTTGATGTACCGCTTGTAACTGTTTGATTTGTTGCACCGGCATTAGGATTGTTAATAGCGTCTGTAGCCGTGTTTTGTCCCGGAGGAGTTAGTTGAACATCTGTTGCATTTGAACCTTGTATTAACCCTGCTGGATAATTAGTTACACCAAGTGTTCCGCCTTGTAATGCGTTACTCATTCCTGCACCATATTGTGGATTGCTTGCACCATATTGTGGATTGCCTGCACCTCCTTGTAAATCCATAAAAATCTCCTATTTAAAAAAGAGTCATACCTAAAAGAAGGCACAACTCTTTGATTTCAAAGTCATTGATTACATACATTATATCAGAAAAGAAGCTTTATATCAACTAAACTTCCAGTCCCTATCAATTTTTTGAGCAATTTCACCTAGTTTTTCTATTTTATCTTTATCACCATTAATAACAGCAGCTTTCATTTGTTCTCGTAGCTTTTGAATAGCCGGTGAACGTTGCTGTAAATTAATAGCGTAAATAATATCGTTTGCACGACGTTTTTCTAATTCAGATGTATTAGGATCAGAAAGTTTTTTTTGCATTTTTAAATAATCAGCTTGTCGAGAAGCATCTAACTTACGTGGATCCATATTACGATCCTTCTGCAAATGAATAACCGAGGTCTTTAAGCCTGCGTGTTACGTCCATAGGTTCCCAGTTAAGGATTTCAGCTATTTGGTCTATGTTTGCATCACGTGCTTCATAATGTTTTTTAATAAAACCATCGATTTGATTATCTACACCTTTAACAGTACTTAAATCTTCAGTATCAATTTCTTCATAAAGTTCATCAAGACTTTTTTGTTTAGCAATAATTCCGTGTAAAGGTACTTTTTCTTCTGTAAGTGGAACCATTATGCCTGCATCTGTTGATGCTGGTGTTGCCGGTTTGCTTGCCATTATTTTCTCCTTATTTAATTAAAAGAAGGTAGAAGCGATAAAACTCCTACCTCCTATGACTTTATTCTGTTTATCTATTAAGAAATAGATGCACCAGATATAACGTCGATGACCCATGATGAGTTCAAAGTCTTTGCAGCGAACTGACCAGCCCATGAAATGGTGTGGTATCGTTCTGCAGCATTGGCTGAATCTGCACCTGTGACAATGTAGAGCTTTGGAGCGTCTAATTGATTGTCGTATACACCAAATGCTTCTCGTCCGTGGATGAAGTTGTGGTATTGAGTTGTAGGAGTAGCAGTTTGAGTAGTAGTCTGACCTTGGTTAGATACTAGGAAACGTACACCATACAAAGCACCAATTTCACCAGCGTAAAGAGCTTGTACATTTGAGTATGCTGCTGCGTTCTGCCAAGTACTTGTAAGGATTAGGTCGTATTCTGACTGAGGTTGAATCTTACCGATCCAGCCAAAAGTACCATCATACATCAAAGCCTTATTTTCTTTGAGAGTTGCAACTGCTTGAGCAATATATTGAGCTTGCATCGTAGCATTGGTGTTAGCAGTAGAAGTTGGGATTGTAAGAGCAGTATTACCTGCATACAATGCGTTTCTTACTAGTGCGTCTAAAGTTTCACCCATGTTCTGAGCAACAACGTCAATTTTTTCTTTGTCGCGGTCATCAATGTCTACAGTACCCAAGAGTCGAGTAACTTGAATTGAGTTACCATATTCCTGAAGAGTAACAGTAACCTGAGTATCAGTTAGAGTAACTAATGTTGGGTTTGTTCCTTCAGTAAGTGGAGTTACGGCTGTAGCAAGTGGTGAGAAGCGGTTAAAGATAACTTGCTTTCCAGCGTTGCCTTCTAAAGCTCGTAACTGAGCACCTTCTTGGTGTACTAACATAGCACGTGCACGTTCTAGGAACCTTCGTTCGTAGTAAACGGCTACTTCAGCTGATAGACCACCAGGGTTTAAACTGGAGTCATAAGCAGCGGTTGTATTCTGTGTTGTATTTGCCATTGAATTTTATGCCTTTGTTTTTAACGACGATTCATTGCGAACCAGTCCTCCATCTCTTTGGAACTCATTTCGTTAAACGATTTCTGTATTTTTACAGTAGCGTTTGGACGATTAGCAGATTTCCCTTTTGATGCTGATTCTGAATTTGTCGCTCCTTGCGGATTTGTATTTGATAACGAGTCCAATACTCGGGTTAAAGGCTGTAGGAATTTTGTAAAGCTATATGTAGGATCTTTGGCATATATGTCACCGTAAGATTCGGTAATTTCATGAACCAAGTCTTCATCATAATCATCGCTATTTGGATTAAGGACTGAATATTTGGTTTCAGCTTTTTCAATTTCTTGAGCCCGTTTCTCAGATGCTTGTTGTCGAGTTAAGTTAGATTCCAAAACCTTTGCGGTTGTTTGCATTTTCAGGTCTACTATTTGACTAGCGGCGTTGATTATATCCTGCTTAATTTGGTCAGGAGTAATCTCGCTCATCTGTGAATAGTCAGGCAACTGAACACTTGATGGACTAACTTGGTTGTTAGACAAGACATCGGATAATGAACTGGGTTGCTGTAAAGCACTTTCTAGTTCCCTAATCTTAGTTGTTAATTCGCTAATTCGCCTCTCTGCACGAGAAGGTCGTTGTCGAGCCCCATCACTACTATTTGCACCGTTACTCTCATCACTAGAGTCGGAATTACCATTATCCTGATCAATACCGCTATCGACATTGGCGTTAGATCGTTGTAGTGCTTCGGCACCTGCGTTCGAGTTTACATCTGATGACGAATCTGATGTTCCACCTGCAGTGGTGGTGTTTTGCGTCATTTGTGAATCAGCCATGGCTGCTCCTTTCTTACACACTTGTTAAGGCTCGTGCGTCGCCTGGGGGTGATGTCCCCCAACGCCTGCTCATCTATTTGGGACGAACAGGAGTTGAAGGGCATTACCTATCTTTTACAATAGGATCTCCGTTCTGCTTAACACCAACAAGCATCTTATCCATCCCGACAAAAGCAAGCGTATGCTGGTGGTCGCAGCTTCTACATATAAGATATGGCCCTTGTTGGATTGGCGAATGATAAACACCGGAAGCACTTTTCTCAGATAGTTGTTTATTGATTTTGGTAAAGTCAGGGAATTGTACAGGTTGAGCATTTAGTATTTCCTCCTTAAATTCCTTGTTGTCGTTTTCCATTCTTAATCTTCTCCTCTACTTGAGCGACTGCTGTTTCTACGGTTAAGATAATCTTTTCTAGCTCATCAGCTATTGCATTAGTAGTAATAGTAAGACGGCCAATTTCTTCAAGTGATTTGTTAGGTATTGCAGCCTGTAATGGTTTGCCAGAACGGTATGAATTAATGGTTGCTTCAAAGTCTTTTTTAATTAATTCCCATCCTGCGTGTGAGGCAAGTGAAGCATAGGTATTAATTATTTCTTCTTCTTGTGCAACAAAATTATCATCTTCTTCAATATGTGGTTCTTGGTATAGGGTTTCATCAAAATTAACTTTCATGTTACCCCGTATTGCTGATTGTCCTCGATTCATAGCTGACTATTCCTTATTTTTGCCATTGCTTGTGCTATTTCTGGATCACCAATGCTCATAGGACCTTGTGGCTGACCCATAGGTTGTCCCTGAGCCATTTGTGGGGGCATAGGAGCTGCGTTTGGTGCTGGAGCTGGTACTTGACCCATTTGTGGTTGTACTGGCTGTTGTGGAGCCTGCATTCCGTTCTTAGCGTTTTGTAATGCAATCTTAGATTGTGTTTCCATTTGCATCTTAGCTTGTTGGTATTGCAAAAAGTCGTTTGGATCTATGTTAATGCCGGCTTGTTGAGCCATTTGTGCTGCACCAGACGGTGGTAAGTCTTTAATATTAATGTTTTCACGTAGACTTTCTTGTGGTCCTTGCTGTTGTCCTTGTTGTCCGGGCATTCCGGGCTGTCCGGGTTGTTGTTGAGGTAGTGGTTTAAGCAAAAGTTTAGTATCTCTCATACCACCAGTCATAAATAATTCTTTGTAGTACTCGCCATAATCAAACTTTAGTCCAGCTTGTTGTAATTGTGCGTCCATAATGCCAGGATTTGCCATTAATGTGTTGTGAATCTCAAGAAGTTGGGCGTGTTTTTCGTCCATATTTTGTTTGTAAGTAGATTTAGCCTTAATTTTGTAGACATAGCCCTTTTCGTTCTTAATTCGGCTAGGTTTAATAGTAATTTTGGCACTTTTACCATTTTTAGAAAGCTTAATTGCGTCCTGAATGTCAGGATACGTGGCTGCAATCTGGCCAATTTCTTCGTTAAACATAAATATTTCAATAGGATTGTCGTGTTCTATATTGTTTACAAGGTCAATCATGCCGTTAAACAGCTCTTCGATAGCTTTGTCCATAAAATTGGTGTCTATTTCATCACGTGTGGATTGACTAGCATTCTGAGCTTGAATAGCTTGTGGAGTTTTACCTTGTGTTGGTGTGTTAGATTCAGCACTAGCTCGTGTAGTAGTTTGACCTGTAATGTTACTCATTATGCCTTGAAGCATTTGGAATGTAAGGTTGTTGTTGCCGTCTACATCTGGGAATTGGTGGTGACTAATGTCGTTAGGGTTAGATACAAGCCATTTAGCACCCGGTTGAAAGCGTACAGATGGCATTACAACATTACCGTTAAGTACTTTAATTGGTGGGTAAGTTCTAAGCTTTATACCATCTACAAGAAGGTTTGTAACAGTATCAATAGCGTACTGAGCGTATCGTCCTTTTTCCATGTCACCAAGTCCAATAACTGAATCAAGTGTAGGCATAGCGTATTTAAGAACAATAGGAATCTTGCCGTTTTTGTGTGGGTTAGGTATGTTACGGATTACGATGTTACCAAAGTCAGGTAGAAAGTCTATCCAACGTCCATCTTCACCAGCTTCGTATTTAGTAACTACTTCAATTTCACCAGTATCGGTAAAAACAGTTCGCCTTCGGAATGTCCACATTGGGTTGTGTCGCAAGTAATCATCATAGCTAGTTGGTCGTGTCTTACCTTGTTTAGTTCGTTCTAGCACTTGAGCTATGGCGTCAAGGTCGTAATCATTAACTTCATTTTCTACAAGATCTTCAAGGTAATCTCGACTAATGTAATTAGACACAAACGCAAAATCACAGTTGTGCATAGAGTATCGTCCCTGTTGTGGAAAGAAGTTTCTAATAGGCACTAACCAGCAATCTGGTCCGGTGTAATTTTGAGTGTATGTCCAGTCGTAGCACATTGGCATCGTACCGTAAACATTTGAATACATATCCCATAGGAATAGTTTAGTTTC